CCCATTTTTTAATGCTTGCAGCTATGGCTAGCTCGTCAACAGCAACCTGTGAGCTGTACGTATCTAACACAGCTACACCTATGCGCCCGTCAGGCAATATTTGGCCCATTACTAAACTGGCATCGCGCTTACTCGGACTTACGTCAAAAGCAAATACAGTTAGCGGCCCAGGACTCATTTTGAGGTTTATGTCGCTTGCATCCTCAACAGAACCGTGAGGCCACGGGCTTTGCAAGCTGTCAATCCATTGAGACAAACTTTCGGTGCGAAATTGCTCGGTGGTTTGAATTGTCAAAGCCTCCTCTAAAGCCGACTCCGTGATGAGTACGCCCATAGCTGGGTTGGCTTGTGCCCACGCTTTGCGATCATCTAAAGCTGCAAACTGGGGCGCGCTGTACTCGTAATAGCCCATTGAGGCAGGCGGGTGGCTTAGCGCTCTTTCGCGTACCTCATTTAAGGTAATGCTAAAGGCATCACCCGCGTTACTCGCTAGTAGGGTTTGGCTATTAGGTTTTGCACGCGTAATTGGCATAGCCGCTGCAAACGCGAGTTGGTCAACCTCTCGCAGCTCGTCAATAAACAAAAAATCAGCGGTGGCGCCGCGTGCTGAGTCTCTAGTAGCTGCGCGTACGTCTAGGCGAGCGCCTGATTTTAAAACTATGGCCTCGTTGCCATTGGCATACCTGATGCTTTTCAATTGCTTTTTTAGCTCAGGGCTATCCTCAATTGCATTAGCCACCTCACGAAAAGTAGTAAGGGCCATAGATCGGGCCGAACTAATTACTACGTGGTTACGCTCATTAAACAGAAACAGGCCCGCCAGGATACGCATACGCGCCAGGTGCGTTTTGCCGTTTTGTCTCGCACAAATTACAAGGTTTGTTTTGCGCACAAACTGTTTGTTTTTGTCAACGGTCAACATATCGTTTAAAACAAAGCGCTGCCACGGTAGCAAGGGCAGGCCAATATCCTCAGCTAGTTGTGCAACCTCATCACCGCGGCTAGGGCCTTTTAAAAACTTGTTGTGAAGCCGTGGCTCCACCGCCCCAGTTACAGGGCGTTTAGGTTTTGTCGTCATTACTCTAAGCCCTGAGCAGGTTGGCCCATACAAGGGCCTTGCTGGGTCGTTACGGCCGTTTTTGGGGATAAACAGGACGAAAAGACAGGGGGGGTGTCCTTAGTGGCTAAAAAAACGCCCTGTGACTTCTTGCCCTTAGATAGGTTACAACGTTTACAGCTAGGCACAAGGTTATCTAAACTCATCGGATCACCACCGCTTGCTATAGGTATTACGTGGTCAACCTGGCTTGCTTCACCACCACAGTAATAACACACCCAACCACCTGCATTAAGTACCTGTAAACGCCTGGCCTTGTATCGCCTTTGGTCACGTGGGTCTTTAGCTCGCATCAGTAATGCCCTACTTTCTTGTGATGAGCTAAAGCTTTGCACACATCACCCTTATATAGCTTGTGATAATTTATATATTTTAATCCTAAATCTATTTGCTTATAAGGGTTAGTCTCTTTCATCTTTAATAGTTGTGGTATTCCGTAAGCTGATGAGTGTTTGTTTTTAGCTGTTGGTGACCATTGGCTTTCTAGTCTCCATAAGGTAACTAAGCATCTATATTGTTTATCATTACCTAATTTCATATGAGCATAAAGTTTATATAGCTCTTTATTTGGATCAGTTGCATTTGCTGGCGTAATCCCCATTACACAAAGCACGCCCACAAGCACCAAACATCGCCTGCGAGCTAACCGCCTCAGCGGCTCGCCAGCGAGTTGTGATGCTAGCGTAGGTGTCAAGTTACTAGCCAGTTGTGGATAACTCACGCGGGTTTGGCGTGTCGTCCACAGGCTTTTTACTACCTGTGCATAACTCATTGGTGGCCCCAGCCAGTACCTTTAAAACTAATACCTAGCGCGTGATACACCTGGCGCATATGGCTACCACAACATAGCGGCGCACTATTAGAGGTTATTGGCTGCTCTAACTCATAACGTATATTGCAGTTGATGCACTCATACTCATACGTTGGCATCTAGCTCTACAATCAAACAAACGCTCATACAGCCGCACACGGTGCATTGTAAGGTTTTAACGTTAGGTGGCAGATTATCGCTTACTATGCGGTCAATCTGATCTGTAATCTTTTTACATCGCCTGCACTCAAACCTGATGATATCCATAGACACAATCTCCAATCATATTTAGATGCGTCATTGGGCGTAGGTCAGCCCGTGGTACTAAGTAACTATGACCGCGTATTAACTCTGACCTGTAGCTTTCTTTTTTTGCCTCTTTGACTGGAAACCAACCCATTACGACATACACAGGCATACGGCCTATAACCAAAATAGCTATATCGCTGTCTCGGTCTAAATTACTAATAATTAAATTACCGTTACGCCTGTAAGTGTGTTTGACCTCTATATTTTCGCCTATGTCAGCCTTGTCTTTGTAAGTGCCGTTTTGAGGCTCATAATCTTTCAGCCCTAAATACTCAGCCGCAGCTACCTCAGCGCCCACGGCATCTATTTGCTTTGTAGCAAACTCGGCAAAACTACCGCCGTGCCTTTCTTGATCATAATTCTTTTTAGCCGTGATGCCGTCAAACTGTGGCTTATAAGTATTGGCTCTTTTAATGCCTGTATCTATAGCTGTATTTGCTTGCACTACGTCTAATACCACTTTAAACATTAGCGGCACTCTTTACAAAACCAAATAAGGTTTTCTTTGCTGTGGCTTTTTTGATAGCCAAAAGGATCAAGTTGGCTAATTTTGTTGCATCTATCGCATGTTTCTACCTTGTATTCAGCTATGACCTCACCATTTTTTAATAATTTGCCTGTCATAGCTTGTACGTTAATGATCTCTGAATAGTCGCTCATATTTGAGGTTTCCAAGTGTAGTCACTCGTAAAGACATACCATAATGGCTCACATTGGTTAGCCTTGCTTTTTTCGACGCAGCTGTAATTGGCCCATTTTTTATTAGTTTTAGCTGAAAACCCCTCACGCCATACACGGGCGCCGTGTCGGCACTCAGGCTTTGGGTCTAGCACCGTGGCATTTAACTCATTGGCTACGTTTTGTATTGTTGTAGCTATTGAATTGGTGGCCCACAGGTCGTCAGTAATAGGTGCCACAGCTTTGGCACTTAACACCTCTACCTTTTCCATATCTTGCTTAGTGCTTCGTGCTATTCCGCCAGGTGTTAACAAACCTAAAACGCGCCCGTAAGCTGAGGTAATACAGTTTTCTACCCAAAAATGCAGGTTTACACCTCGGTCTGATCTAACCTCTAAGGCATAGTCCACAGCGCTAGGCTTTTCGTCATCGTAATTACGGTAAGCCTCAGCTCGCACCAATATATAACCTTTTGTTATATCTATGTCCTCAATATATGCAACTAAGCGCATTGTTGGAAACTCAGCACGTGCCCTAATAATGCGGGCGTTAACATCCTCGTAGCCCTCTAAAAAATTAGTCATTTGATTAGCTCCGCATCGCGTAGCGCCTTAGCAATATTGCGCCCCCTGACAAAGCCCTCACCGTGGCCGTGTTTAAAGCCAATTGAGTAGCCAACAACCATAAACAAAAAGCCTAAACCGCACGCGGCCAGGCCTATTAAAATATCTAAACTGTTCATATATCTGCCCTTTGTTAAGGCTGATTAAGCTACTAACCGAGTAGCCCTCTCAGCGTGTGTAACAAAAGTATGAGGGTAAAGGCTGACAAAAGGCAATAAGACACGCCCTATTTAGCTAAACGATCCTCTAAAAGCATCTCGTAAATCTTATCCACACGCTGTTCAATACGGTCAACGCGGCCCCTAAGGTTATGGCCGCCGTTGCCGTCAGGCTTTAACTCTGCCAGGTAGTACTTAACTAAGTGGCGTATAAGCCCAGCTGCTAGCCCCAAAATGGTAAAACTACCTAAAGCTATACCAACTAGCAGCTGAGCTTGTTCCATTACTTAGCCCCTACGCCTAATTGCTTTTCTGAGGGCTGTAGCGCCTTTAGTAATGGCCCAATTAGGCCAGCAATAAAGGCATTAGCCAATACTTTAGGGTCTGTGATACCCGACATATACAAAGCTGCCACGCTTGCCAAAGCGGCGCGCGCGTAAGACTTAGCAGCTGCAATTGCTTGCTCTTTCATTTGATTAGCTCCTGTAATGCCCTTAGTTTATTCGTGTAAGTACGCATACAGTATTAGTACCTGATGCGGTTACGCCGTAAAGCGCCTCGTGATCTCCTACGGGCAACTCCATTTTATCGCCATTGTCTAGCTTATAGCCGTTGGTTGTACTTACGTTGGCAGCTCCAATATAAACAACACCGCCGCCTGAGTTGTGCAACCATACGGTTTGATAAAAGTTTGTGGCCGCGGCTAAAAGTGTAGGTGTTGATCCTACGCTTACTTGTGTGCTAGTTGGCATTTGCTTGCTCCAATTTTTTAATAAAAGCCTCTACCTTTTCAGGTTTGATAGCTACCTCAAAGTGCATTTCGTCTTTTCTGTTCTTGTAATCGCCGCCCCAGGTTAAGCCATATTTTTTAGCTAGTGCCTGGATCATAGGTACCTTGCCAGGCTCAAACGTGCCAATTTTGCCTAAAGGGTGTTGTGTCGCATTAAGGTCTATAGCTGTACCTGAGCTGTGGTTACTCAGTTTGTCAGTTGTACCGCGTACCATACGGAAACAATAACCCCAATCATCTAAAGCGCCTTCATCAATAGGCTCAATTAGTTTATGAAACTCAGCGGCAAAACCTACAAGCAAGGGTGCAACCTTTTCTGCACAACGTAGCTTAATAGTGCTGCCTGGCACAGCATAAGACTTTACGCCAATTTCATCTTGATCCTTTGAGGCTGGCCAACCGTTGGCACTAATTAGGCTCATTAGGTAATTTTACCTGGTCAGCTAAACCACCTTGTGCAGGTAAATCGCGCAAAGCTTGGCGATATTCCGCCCACGCAACTTTATCGGTAGGTGCGTCTGTGTGCATTGTCCAATCACAGCGAGATAATTCCGCATCACGCCATAATCTAATTTGTTCCCATTTTTGCTCATTTGTTGCGTCTGGAAACATTGGATGAAATTGGAATGTCATAATCACGCCGCCTCATAATAGAAAGATACGTCAAGATAATCGCCGTTGCCCCACGTCATTGGAACTGTTGAAGTGATACTGTTCCAATTCGCGTAAGTTCCATTTGCTTGAATTACGTAAAAATCGCATTTATTTGAACCAATGTCCAACACTGTTTGATAACTTGCAGTGCCTAAGTCTGCAATTACGCCAGTTTGTCCATATTTGGTTCGTACTGAATTAACTGGCAAAGAAATGCGAGGATTTGATCCCATTGAACTAGTAGAACCAAAATCAAAACGAAACCAAACAAAAACTGTTTTTCCAATTTTTTGATAATAAGCTGCAACTACTCCATTTCCTACCGTCATGTTAGTTAGCGTAGGAGTGTAACTTGTCCAGCCACCGCCCCATTTTAAACCTGTTGTTTCAGCGCTATCTGCTTGTAAAAATAAATCATTTGTGCCGATTGCCAAACGTGCAAAAGCATCGGCCCCAGTTCCCGCAATTAAATCGCCTTTAGCATCAATGGCCGTTGCCATACTATTTGTGATTGTAACATCACCAGAAGAACCGCCGCCGCTAATTCCTGTACCAGCTGTAACAGCTGTAATATCACCAACAGGTGCTCCAACCCAGGCAGCACCATCATAATATTCTAAAGCGTTTGTATCTTTAAGGTATGAGTATTGCCCCTCTTGTGGTGAGGTAATTGCAGCAGCACGAGCAGCTGAACTGGCAAACACTAAAATACCTTGCATAAGGTAGCCGTTAGTATCAGCTGCCGTTAATACCTCGCCAGTTGTAAAGGTTTTGAAACCTAATCCAGCTGCCATAATTTTGCTCCTTAATAAGCCAATACGCCGCTGTTAAGCAAGCCGTATAGGTTTGAGTTTAATATAAAGCCGTCAATAATTGGCTCTAAAGTAGTGAGTGTTGTTTTCCAGCTGTTAGGGGTAATGGTTTGTGCCACGCCAAACACCTGCAAAGTTTTGGTGAGAGTTGAGCCGCCAGGTTGATTAGTTGTAATTGTTACTGGGTCAAAATAATCCAGGCTCAAAGCTGCAATAATGCCAGCGTTGTAATTATTTGTATATAAATCTAGCTTGATAGCATCACAGCGGATAGAGGTTTCAGCCCTAGAGGCTACGTAAGCACGGGCATAGTCCAGGGCTACCGCATCAGTTTGCATCAGTAGGTTTTGTTGGTTGTAGCTGTGAATAAAGTATTTATCTATGCTAACTTGATTTATAGCCGTTTGAGCCGTGCCACCCGTGCGGGTAATAGAGGCTGAGTTATATACTAAAGTGTCATCAAGGCGCCAAACAGCATCAAAGTAGCTTATATTCGTGCCGTTATCGTTAAACACAACGGGGGCTTTACCTGTGCTACCAGCTGTTACAGCTCTATCTTGAAACACAAAAGAGCCAGCCGCATCCACGTATAGTGCGCCGTACTCGCTAGTCTCTACTGTCTGCATAGCTGCAAGGCTTGTACGAGCTGTGCCAGGATCAGCCTGCATTGTAGTTAACCCTGCATCAATATCGCGCATAGTGGCAGGCCAGTTAATAGCGTCCAATAAGTTATTTATTCTTGCACCGCTTAACTGACCCGCTGAGGTACCTGCCACGGTGCTAATTTGAGCATTTTGTGCAAGCCTAAAAGCATCCACAGCTGTAATAGTTGTATATACAACATCATTAGCGTTACGTGGTGTAGTTGTTGTGTAGCTTGTAATAAAACCTGCAAAGATTGGATAAGTAACGGCGCCGTAAGTGGCTGTAATCTGCACCTTACGCATAGGGGTTAATAAGTTGTAATACGGTGAGCTAGGGTTTTGCGGGTTAAAGTCTCCGTTTTGGTCAACAATACGCATAGTAAGCGTACCTGTTTGGAATTGGTCAGCCTGTGGGTTTCGCCCACGCATAGTTTGTATGCTGTCAACAACATCAGAAACATCCACAATTACCGAGGCGCTATCGGCCAAAATATTGGTGCCTAGTATTCCGCTGTCTAAAATCATCGCCTGAGCAAAGCTAGGCCCAGTACTAAAGTTAATAACAGCGTTAATTACGGGTACGGTCATACTGGCAACGCCCCAGCAAAGGTAAGATTATTCCCAAACCTATTGTTTTGTTGCACAGCATTTTGTACAACCTCAATTAAACCGCTCGTTTTGTCAACAATTTCAACGGTTACTTTGCTTGCTGACTCTGAGTTTCTAAAGCTTTGCAACGCCCCGCTTGTGTCTTTTGTCAAACCTAATTTGGCCATAAACGTTTGCAGCGAAGCTTCATCTGCTGTATTTTGTAAATCTAATAAATCAGCAAAAGCATTAGCGCGTGCCGTTGCTGCATCGGCATACTCTAAAAGGGCATCAGTTGAGGCGGCTAGGGCATCTTTCATAGCTACAGGTGCAACGTAATCTCCTACAGGTATTCCTGAGCCTAGTGAACCGCTTGTCGGTGTTTTTCCTAGTGATGCTGTACTAGCAAGGCTTAACAGCCTTAACATTTCCGTTATTTTATCTAAAGCCATATTGAGGTTATTTTGATCAATTAGCTCTTTAGGTTTAAAGGCATCAAGGATATTTGTAATATCTGTTAATTTTAAACTTTGATTTTGTAAAGTGCCTAAAATCTCTAAATCTTTGTTCAATTTTTCGGACAAGCGCGTAGCCGCCGCTACATCCTTATTAGCTATTGCATCCTCTAGCGCCAACATATCTTGCTTTATTGTCAGGCGTACAAGGTCATTAGCCAGTTGCAAGCGTTGCTGATCGGTAGCCGATACGCCTAGCTTGTTAATCTCATCTTGCTTAGCCAGCAAGGCAGCTTGTATTTGAATAGCATCAAGGTTAAATACGTCTTGGCCTTTACCCAAAGCCAGGGCAGCCTTATCAAGGGCCGCTTGATCTTTCTTTGCTTTTGCCGTTGCAGCTGCGCTTTTAGCCTGAGCGTTAGCCAATTTAGCAAGCTCTTTATTACGCTTGATTGCATCTAACTCAGCCTTTTTACTAGCTGCCAAAGCTGCGCGGCCTGTGTCTTGATTGGCCAAACTCATAGGCTGGCTAAACGGCTGTGGGCCTTTAATCTCTTTCAATAACTCAGCTGCACGCTGTGGGCTAAAGCGGCCTAATACGTTGCCTACCGCACCAAAAACGCTTTTAACTATGCCTGCCCCTGGAATAGTTGCAATTTGCTCTTTGAGGTAAACGATACTGTCAATAAAATTAGCTAGTGATTTTGCTGCGTTTTCTATATCTTTGCCTACGTTTGCTATGCCGTCACTACCGCCTACTGAGTCAATAGCTCCTAAAAGACTAGTGCCAATAATCTCTTTAGCATTGTTTGTTGCCACAGCCAAAAGACTCATTTGGCCTATATAAGTGTCTAGGGCAGCTTTACCTGATCCAGCAAAACGATCAGTAATAATTTGCTGTATTTGGTCAAACGACATAGCCGCTAACTCAGTTTGTGTATAGCCTAAATTTAATTCCTTTAATGCTTTTTTATTGCCAACGTAAGCTTGTGCCAATAAGTCAACGCTAGAGGCGTAGTCAAGGGTTGAGCCGCTAGAAACGTCAAAAGCCAAAGATAAAAGTTTTTCAGTTTTAGCTATTGATCCAGTAACACCTGCAAGTTGTGCAAAAGCTGGGCGTAACTGATCATCAAGTACGCCTGTTTGGCTTTGCATTTTAGATATAAAGCCCTCAGCATCAACGGCTGCGTAAGCTAAACCAACGTTTTTTAAAGTGTTAGCTAATAACCTTTGAGCTTTAATATCCTCGCTTGCTGCCTTAACTGAGGCTTTGCCATAAGCCAAAACGGCAGCTGCGCTTAGGGTTACCCCTAGCGTGCGGCCTAAGTTTTTTACGCTGCCTGTAAGTTTCTTAGTAGCTTTATCAGCATCAGCAAAAGACTTTTTACCTAAAAACTGGCTGGCAATATTTATTACTAGATCGGTGGCCATTACGCTGCCCTCTTTGTTAGTTCATAAAAATTAGCCGCTGAGGTTTCTAAAGCTTTAATAATAGCCGCGTTAGCCCTGCCGTTATCCTCAGCCCAGGCACGATAAATTAAACGGCCTGTTTCTTTTGTTGTAGGGCGGCCAACCATACCTTTAGGCCGTGCGTTAACTAGCTGGCCTGTTGAGTTTAGGTTGTCTATAAATTGTTTGCCTGCGTTAGGGTTAGCTGAGTTGTTATAACCCTTACGGTCGCCGCCAGCTGGGGGCAAATAATAGTTAATTTGAAAATCGCCAGGGCCATTACTACCTGTACGGTAAACAAGGCCTTTACGCTTGTAGTTCGGTTGACCTTGTGGGTTTTTACGGCCAGCTGTCTCATAGATAGCACCGCCAGCTGACTTATTAAGAATACGAGCCAAAGCTACAAAGCCGTTTCTATTAGGTTTTGAAGGGCTTGTGCTATAGGTAATGCCAGCCTTAGCTTGTACTGAGTTGAATTTTGGAAAAGGTCTATAGACCAAGTTTTCAGCACCCGACAGATTTTTAGTCCAGCCTGATAATACCTGGCCGTCACTAGGCACAAAACCGCGTGCAACGGAGGTTACAGTTTTTAAAACGGCGCCCATTTCAATTTGCGTTTGCTTAGATAGATCAGGGGCAAAGCGTTTAAGTGCGAGACGAAGCTGTACGGCCCCCTCTAGCTCTACTGGCATTTTGTAGCTCCTTTGCTCTATCTTGTAAAACTTTAAGCATATTACGTAGCATTACGTCATCAAGGTCTAGCAAATACTGGGGCGCGATACCCGTTTCTACGGCTAGCTGCGCTATGAGGTAACCAAAATTACCGCGCCCCACTATTGCGAAGGGTCATCATCCAATACTTCAACCTTAGCTAAAGTATCTAAAAACTCTGCCCCAAACATAGGTACTGTTTCGCCGCTTGTGCGTAAGCACTCCCAGGCCAACCAGTACACATCACTTTGGCGCTCTAGAGTTCTAAACGCCAAATGAAACCCCATTTTTGCATACAATTCAAAGGCATACTCAATACGAGGCGTTATCTGATGCTCAGATACCGTACCGTCAGCCCTTGTTATTTTAAGCTTTGCCATTGTTAGCCCCTTTTCTATTTTGTTATGAAGTAGTAATTACGATTGGTGAGTTACAAGTAAATGTAATGCTCTGTGTAGCAATGTCTGCGACAGCGCCGTTAATATCTGTAGTGTTATTTACTAAAACAGTAGTGCTGTACAGCGGGTTAGTTGCTGAGGTTGCAGCGTTTGTTTGCTTTAGCGTTAGGGCTACAGTTGTACCCCAGGCAGCTTGCAAAGTTGCGTTTACGTTTGCTGCAGCTGTATCACTTAAAAAGTCCAAAGTGATAGTGCTAGCTTCAAGGCCTTTTACAAACTTATGAGCTGTATCGCCCATAGCTGTAACTTCAAGCTCATCAAAGCTACGGTTAATTGTTGCGCTTGTAACGTGGTCTGATAGGGCTACCGAGTTAAGGGTAACCACTACGTTATTGGATAGATAAATCGCCATTGGGCTATTCTCCTGTTGTCTCGGTAGTTGTTGCTTTTGTCTTTGTTTCTTTAACCTCTACTGGCAGCTCTTGGCCAATTTTGATTAAAAACGCTTTTTCTTCATCTGTAAGTGCCATTGGTTAGCTCCAGCTCGTTAGTATGCTTATTTGTAAATCTGCCGTTAAATATTCACCTGCGGCAACGCTTAGTACGCTTGGCGCGCTTACGCTAGTAACATTAAATACGATTGCGCTATTAGCTAGTTTATTAAACACAGCTACTATTGTGTCCTCTATGCCAATTAGGTTAGAGGCGTTGTCAAACATTGGTACCGTCATAATAATTTTGAAATTAGCCATAGGCGATATACCAGCCCTTGAGTTATTACTTGGCGTAATATATGGATCTGCGGGCGCAACCACCACGGCGCTACTTTGCATTGTGCTAGGCGGGTAATTAAATACCGTCCATACGCCAGGATTAGCTAGGGCTGCAGCTATTGTGCTGCGTAAGGTAGTTATAGCTGCTGGCATTAGCCGACCATACCCGCAGGTGAAAGATACGGAGCTAAAAGCCCACGTACGGACGCCATAAGTGTATTTGACATTTTAAACGGGCTTGGACTATAGCCGTCCACGCTTGTACCGCCGTTTTGTGTGCTAAAGCGGCTTGTCCAAATATTTTCAGCCAGCATAAGCGCAGCTGCGTTAATTGCAGGCGTATTGGCATAAATAGTTGTTTTTGTATCATCACCTGTAGCTGTGCCATAAGGCAATACACGCCTAAAGTTTTGATTGGCAGCTGTTTTAGCAAATTGCACAAAGCTGTAACCCTGTGGGTTTTGCCAATAGTTCAAGTTCAAATTAAACGCTGGCAAAATATTACCTGTGCCCGTGCTAAAAGGTATTGTGCCTGTGATTGTATAAGTACCGTTAAAGGTTGAGCCGCATCCACTCAAGGTTATGCTTTCGCCCGTTGTAAAAATGCCTGGATTAGCAACCATAACCGTAGCTACGTTATTAACCAAAGCTGTGCCAACAACAGGTGCGGTATCAAACCACAAAAAGCCGTTTATTAAATCCTGAGCCGCTTGACAAGTGTCCTCTATCCAGGTGTACGAGTCGTACAAAGTGCCAACGCCCAGCGATGCTTTTAAAGTCGCGGCGGTAACGTAGGTTGCTGGCATTTGTGTACTCCTTACTTACTTAGGTTTGGTGAGCCTCAAAGGGCTAAGAGGCCCACCAAACTATTAGTTGGTTGTTATCAGGTTAGGTTAAAGCGGACAATACCGTTAGGCATTTTGGCAATTGTTGCCATATATCCATAAATAGCTACCTGTACCTGTAGGTTGCTTACAACATTTACAGACATATACGCTTGTGGTGACTGATAAACAGTAAACGCCTCAGGTGCAAGAATTACCGCCGAGTCGTCAATAGTTGTTGTCGCTGTGAAGTTTTTGTCAACATATAAATCAAGACCTAATACGTTGCCGCGAATTGAGCCAGGCTGAGTTAGCCCCGCTGCGTTCATTGGCTGGCTGGCTGAGTAAATTGGGCGTCCTGTTGAGTCAGTTGCACCCATTAGTAGCTGCCATTGTGAACCGTTAGCAATATAGTTTTGTGCAAAGTAGCCTGTGGCCTCGTAAACCTTACGAGCTGCATCTGCGCTGTAGGCAATAATGCCCGCGCTTGTTGCTGCCTGTGTTGCACCTTGCTGTCCAGCTGTAATTAGTGCAGCTAATACAGTTGTATCAAGTGTCTTTAGGTAAGCATTTTGTAGCTGGCTTGTTAGCTCAGCGTAAAAATTAGGGTCTGAGCGCTCCAGCAATTCAATACTGATTGTGTTCATACCTGAATACTTATTTACTGTACCTGTTAAATAGGCTGTTTCCATACCTGTATTTTGTACAGCTCCAGCTTCAGCTTCAACGGTTACAACAGGTGCTACACCTGAACCGCCACCAGCTGAGGTAACAAGTGAAGGCACGTTAATAGTCATACCGTTTGTTGGCAATACTCCACGTGAGCAAGCGTCAATAGCAGGTGTACCAAAACGTGTATTTGTTGGAAACTCTGATAGGTACTGAGTTGGGTTAAAAGCTGGGTTTGTTGAAAAGCTATCATCTGCGGCTGTTACATAAAGCTTTGAGTCCTCGTTACCAAGTGCAGCCTTAATTTTATGCTCTGTGTATGAACCCATATTAACAATAGGTGTGCGTACTCGTTGTGAGTTAAGTGCGCTAGGTAGGATGATTTTACGAGCTGCCTCTACTGTAGGTGCAGCCTGCTCTGTGGCGTCAACGGCCTCAGGTGCGGTTTGATCGGGGGCTGTAGTCACAGCGGCCTCGCTTTCGGTTTCGGTTTCGGTTTCGGTTGTTGTTGTATTTATTACGGTGTTGGTTGTCGTAATTTTTGTACTTTGTGACATAGCTGCATCCACAGGCATATCGCCAGCTTGTGCAGCAATTTTTTGCACCGCAGCGCTGGCAAAAGCCGCGCTCTCTACAAGTGACACCTCGCGTAAGGTGGCAGCGGTGACCAGTAAATAGTCTTTTTCAGGCTTGGATGCTGTGACCTCAACACCAACGGATAAGCCGTCCATTAACTGTTCCTGGGCTAGCAAAATTGCATCAGTACCACGAGATGAGGCACTAACTTTAAAGCTTGCATACAACCCGTCCTTTGATGAAGTAATGCTTTGCATACGGCCTACGGGTTTTGAATTGTCGTGCGACATTAAAAGTTTTACGCGGCTAGGTTCAGGTGCGCTAATTGAACCCTCGGCAAAAACTACTTTGCCAGCTGAGGTATATCCAACCTCACCATAAGGTGCAATTTTGCCTGAGATAGTACGGCGGTCGCCGCTATCTACAGCTTCAATATTGCCGCTAAAGGTTAATATCATTGGTTGCATTTGTTGCGATCCCCTCATTAAGGCCACTAGGGCTTAGTTGTTCCATACTTTGAGCTTGCTGTAAGTCAATTAAACCTAAGTTGAGCATCTTTTCAATTGCATCTAAACGTGCAACTGTATCAGCACGTAAAAAGGTTTCATCCAAAGCAAAACGCACAACGTTACCGTGCGCTGTAATATCATCCATTGACAAACGGTTTTCAATTGCACTAATAAAAGGTTGCAAAGAATAAGCAACAAACTCTTTGCGCCCGTCTAAAATATTTTGGTACGTCATACTGTTGTTCATATCCGCGCTGATGTAATAGGCGGGTACGTTCATTAAACGAGCAACCTCAGTAGCTAGGTACTGGCTACTTTCGTTGTATGTCATATCTTTAGGACTAAATCCAACCTGTTGATAATCTAAAGTGCTTGTTAAATATGCTGTGCTGCGTGAAGCACGTGCCGCTTTCCACGCAGCCAGCAAACCGCTAATTTGTGCCTCAGGTAAATCTGCACCACTATTTTTAATAAAACCTGTTGGCATTGGTGTTGCAGCTGCAACAGCTGCCGCCTTTTGTACGTCAATAGCAGCTTGTATTGTGCGTGCGCCTGTTTCTAATACTCCAGGTAACAAACTCTGAAAAGTAACAAGCGATCCAATACCTGACATAGGGGCACGTTCACCGTTAACTGTGTAGTAGTCAACCTGCTCACCGTACTGATCAGTTGTAATTGTTACACGAGTATTTGCGATCCATTCAAAACCGCTAGGTCGCCCGTCATCTGCATATAATGAAGTTACACGCCAATAAGCAACGCCGTAAAACAACAAACTATCTACTGTATAAGCAATAGTTACACTACGTGGTTGTCGCATATCGGGTTGATCAAGCCACAGCGGACTTTCTAATTTTGCACCTGTTGATTTTTTATATAACTCTAAATCTATACTAGAGATAACTCCAGCAATTAAATTACGGCATCTAGCAACAGCGGGTACCTGCAAAGCTACGTAACGGTCCATAAAAGGCACGCCGTTGCCAGCACCATAAAGGCCACCATAGCTATAAACTCCAGCACCGTAGCCCTGCGACATAATGGCAGGGGCTAGCTGCGCGGTAACATCTTTTTTACCTATGCCAAAAGTTTGCAACAATCCCATAACGTAATAATGGCGTAAAAGTCAACGAC